GATAAGTTATACAGCCTGGCCCAACTTGCTCCAAGAAAAAATGTTTACTAATGCAACTGTTGATAATACTGCTGTACCAGGTGCCGATTATGGAAGTATAGTTAGGCGTATAATATATCAAACCCGCCACCAGTTAAGAATACACAACCCAGAAGACATTGTTGTAGTTGTAATGTGGACAAGTATTTTGCGTAGAGAATATCCTAGTATATATCCTCCAGGTAGAAAAATAAAAACACACGAAGATAGATTTTTAACTTCGTTGCCTTCAGATGGAGACGGTAAGACCAAAGGTTATTCAAATGAGATGTTATACAGAAGAAGACAAATGTGGGCATCGGAACATCTAACACGAACAAATGTAGAGTTTTATGCTAGGCGTGACACACACGATAATCATGTATATTATCCACTACAGCAACTAGAATATTTAACAAGCTGGCTTGAAAATAATAATATTAAGTATTTTTATACATCTGCGTTTAAAGATATAGAACCTGAGTTATTAAATCAAGATAATATTTTTTTACAAGACATGATTGCAAGATTAAATCGTCCTAATAATATACACACCAAAGACGGTCTTGGATTTTGGGATTGGGCAACAGCGTTTAAATACAAAAAAGGAAAAGAATCAGATCATCCTCTTGAACAAGCACACAACGATTGGGCAGATCTTTTTTCAAAATGGATATTGACAAAGTCTAAATAATATGTTATATTAAACGTATGAATAAAAAGTTATTAGTTATAGGTCATGGCAGACACGGCAAAGATACTGTGTGTGAAATATTAAGAGATCATTACGGTTATACTTTTGAAAGTAGTAGCCAGTTTTGTTCTAAATTATTTATATATGATCAGTTAAAGGACAAGTATGGATATTCTAGCGAAGAAGAGTGTTATGCTGACAGGCATAATCACAGAGCAGAATGGTATGATGCTATCTGCGATTATAATGTACCTGATGCAGCGACTCTAGGTAGAGAAATGTTTGCTGCTTACGATATCTATTGTGGGCTACGAAACAAGCGTGAATTTTTTGCAATGCAAAACACTGGTGTATTTGATTATTGTATCTGGGTTGATCGTAGCAAATACCTAATGCCTGAATCAAAAAACAGTATGAGTCTTGAACAATGGATGGCAGATTTCACTATTGATAACAATGGTACATTAGAAGATTTAAAGTTTAACGTAGATCAGCTAATGAGTTATATACGTACTTAACCCCTAAAAACCGCCTTTTTCTCCACTGATCTGCTAAATAGTTGTAAGTGAAACACTTTACAGGAGAAAATTAAAATGGCATTAACTTCACCAGGTGTAGAGGTCAGCGTTATTGACGAGAGTTTTTATACTCCGGCAGAACCAGGCACAGTACCTATAATATTTGTCGCAACTAGCGAAAATAAAACAAACGGCGCAGGAACTGGTATTGCACCAGGAACGCAAAAAGCCAATGCAGGTAAACCATACCTACTAACATCGCAGCGAGATCTAGTAGACACATTTGGCGATCCTACATTTTATACAGATGCTAACAACAATCCTATTCATGGCGGCGAACAAAATGAATACGGACTACAGGCAGCATATTCATATTTAGGCGTAAGCAACAGAGCGTATGTAGTAAGAGCAGACGTTGATCTTGCAGCACTAACAGCTAGTTCAACACCAACAACAGCAAATCCATTAAACGGAACTTATTGGTTAGATACACAAGTAACAAAGTTTGGTATTTTTGAATGGAACGGCACTGCCGAATCAGCAACTAATAAAGTTGGTCAAACATTTACTAACAAGACACCAACAGTTATTACAGATTCTACACAAACTACAGGATCGTCACCGTATGCTCCAAAAGGTTCGGTAGGCGCTGTTGGCGATTACGCAGTTGTAGCAGTTTCAACTATTATTCGTGTATGGTATAAAAATACTTTAGGTACTTGGGTACAAGTTGGTAGTGCAGACTGGAAAGGCAGCTGGCCTTCAGTAACAGGCACAGCAGGTACTCCTACATTTACAGCAAGCGATACTATTACTATTGGATCTGCAGAAGGTCTTAGTGTAACAGTTACATTATCTGGAACTAGTCTTGCTTCAGCAGTAAGTGATATCAATACAGCATTAGGTGCTGTTGGAATCACTGCACAGGCAGTAGACAATAGATTAGTATTTAAAAATACTGGTGCAACACATTCAAATATCGTTCTTGGTAACGGTACAGGAACTCCATTAACTGATGCAGGTATTACTGCTGGAACATATTATCCTCCGGCACATCAAGCATCTGCTCACACAAGCGTTCCAGAATGGAAAACAGCAGACTCAGTATCTCGTCCAACAGGAAGTATCTGGGTTAAAACAACTACACCAAACAGTGGTGCAGATTGGAAAACAAAAGTTTGGAATGGTTCAACTGAACTATGGGATGCAGTAAGCACACCGATTTATACTTCAAACTCAGCAGCATTGCTTGGCCTAGATAAAACAGGTGGCGGAGCCAATCTAACATCGCTTAATGTTTATGCAATGGCAAATGTTACAGAATCAGCAACAAACCTAGCTAACTTTACTCTTTACAAGCGTAATGCTACAGGTGCTACAACCATTACTAGTGGAATAGTCGACAATCTCACATTTACATCTGGTAGCAATGCGTTTAGTATTAGTGAAACAGTAAAAGGTAGTGCAACATTAAGTACACCTGTAAACGTTCCATTTACTGCAACAGGTGCAGCAAGTGATGCAGATTTAATGGCAACAGCAGTTAACGCAGCAGGATTAACTAACGTTACTGCTAGTGTCGACTCAAGCAACAAAGTTATAATAACACATGCTATTGGCGGTGATATTAGATTTGTTGATGGTGCAAATACGCCGTTAGCAGATGCATTTACTGCGTGGAACTATTCAACTAAAGCAGGAACTGTAAACTTCTATGATACTCCAAGTGGCGCATCAGATGAATATATTGCAACACTTTGGAAAGAACTTACATATACAGCAAGTGATGATGCACCAACTGCACTAGCAGCAGACGGCGCACTATGGTATAGTAGTGTAGTTGACGAAGTTGACATTATGGTACACGACGGAAGCAAGTGGGTCGGATATCTAAATAGCGATTCGCCATATTATGATCTTACTCCAGAAAATGCACCAGATGCAGCAGGTCCAATAGTTTCTGCTACTGCACCAGAAGACGGCGATCGTTCAGATTCTGGAAACTTAGTAACAGGCGATATTTGGATTAGTACAGCAGATCTTGAAAACTTCCCAAGAATCTATCGTTGGAACAATACACTAAACAGTTGGGTTGAACTAGATACAACAGATCAAACAACTGAAAATGGTGTACTATTTGCAGATGCACGTTATAATACAGCAGGCGCAAACAGTGGCACAGCCGGAACTATTGCTAACATGATTGTTAGTAACTATGTTGATGCAGATTGTCCAGATCCAGCACTATATCCAAAAGGCATGATACTTTGGAATCTACGTAGAAGTGGCTTTAATGTTAAGCGTTTTGAGCGTAACTATGTAGACTTGGCAGCAGACAATGAACGTTTTGGTGACGAAGCAATGGGATCATACTATCCGCATCGTTGGGTTACTGAATCAGCTAATGAAGCAGATGGCTCGGGTAGTTTTGGACGTAAGGCACAGCGTAAAGTTGTAGTACAAAAACTACAAGCAATGCTAAACGAAAACCAAGACATTCGCGACAACGAATCACGCATCTTTAACTTGATGGCAACACCAGGTTATCCAGAGCTAATCGGAGAAATGATTACACTAAACTATGACAGAGGCTTAACAGCATTTGTTATTGGTGATTCACCTTTCCGTTTAACACCAGATGCAACTTCACTTAACGAATGGGCAACCAATGTTAATACAGTTGTTGAAGATAACGATGATGGACTTGTAAGTAGAGATGAGTACATGGGTGTTTATTACCCAAGTGGTTTCACAAGTGATAATGCAGGTAACAATGTAGTTGTTCCTCCAAGTCATATGGTACTGCGTACTTTTGCATTAAACGATCAAGTTGCTTATCCATGGTTTGCACCAGCAGGCACAAGACGTGGCGGAGTTACAAACGCAACTTCAACAGGTTATATTAATGGTGAAGGCGAGTTTGTTGCATCAGCACTAAACGAAGGTCAAAGAGATACATTGTATCAAAACAACGTTAACCCTATTACATTCTTAACAGGTGCAGGGCTAGTTGTATTTGGACAAAAAACTCGTGCAAGAAATGCAAGTGCTCTTGATAGAGTTAACGTTGCAAGAC